CCCTAGACACGTGTCGCACGTCAGCACTTGCGGCAGGCCTTCGGCGGGCTCGTGCCACTCATCCCATGGCGCCACGGCGCCTATCGGGTTTCCCTCGTAATCGCGCGCTGATTCCGGAATGAATCCGGAGTCATCCACGCCGAACGCGCGCGCCGCGCAAACCGGGCAGTGATACGCGGCCGCGTACGTGTACGCGATCGGATGCGGGTATCCCTGCCGAATCATCGCGCCACCATCCCGGCCCGCCGGCGGAGGTCCTCGAACGTGCGACCATTGATCCGATCGGCCAACCGATGCGGCTCCCAGCTGAGGCGCTCGAGCCGAAGGATTAGACGGACCTTCGAGTAGTCAACGTTCGGCCACGGCCGGCCGTAGTGCTTCGCCACGGCCGCGTTATGGGCATGCAGGAATACGCATTCCGTGCTGGTGCCCGCCTCGAGCGCGATGCCACGCGCGCGGTCGATGATCATCCGACGCGTACGATCGGCGCGCGCACGTACCTCCGCGGCGCCATCCTGCCACGCGTGATAGTCACTCTGCCAATCGGACACTTGCGCCTCCCTACTTCGAATGGACTAGACATAGGGAGTATCGCTCTTCCGCTCGCCGTTGTCAAGTGGATTTGACGAACGATCGGCGCTTGAGCACCCGTTCGATACGATCGGCGACGAGCCCGGTTTGCCCGCCTCCCTTGGACTAGACAACTAAGGCAAGCGGCGGCCGGGCTCGAGCTCCGCCGGCCGTCGTCGACGAGAGGCGCCGAGGGTGGGGGGTACCCCTTCGGGCCCTCCCGCGGACGACCGCTGGCATAGCAGCCGAGATCGTGTACGGGTTTCCAACTCGCTGAACGCGACCCGAACACCCGTTTTTCAGCGGCCCAGGAGGCCGCAAGCGTCTGAACCAAGGAGGTTCCAGGCATGGCAACTGGCGGCCCGCGAGGCCCGGTGCCGAAGCGCTCGAGCGAGCGCCGGCGACGCAATAAGGATTCGGCAGTCGAGACGATCAAGCCGGTCGTCGCGAAGGTCGAGCAGCCGCCCGCGATCGCGGGCTGGCACCCGATTGCGCTCGCTTGGTATGAGTCGCTCGCGAGCTCCGGGCAGGCGCAGTTCTACGAGCCTTCGGACTGGCAGTACGCCCGCTACGTCGCCGACGTGATGTCGCGCAATCTGAAGCAGCGGGCGAAATTTTCGGCCGTGCTCTTCGCCTCCGTCACCTCGGCAATGAACGACCTTCTCACCACCGAGGCCTCGCGCCGGCGCGTGCGGATGGAGATCGAGCGCTCGGGCGCCGGCGAGGTTCCGGCGTCGGTGACGGCGATCGCCGACTACCGCAGACGCCTCAGTGGCAAGAGCTCGTAAGGCCTCCGAACCGACGTTCAAGCCGATCTCGTTCGGCCCGACGTGGCAACGAGATGAGGCCGGTGAATGGCTGCTCCCCGAGCGCACGCTCGGCTGGCAGATCCTCGGTTGGACGGCCGACTACCTCCGTCAGCCCGACGGCGACGAGGCCGGCCGCCCCTGGCGCTACACCGACGAGCAGGCCCGCTTCATGCTCTGGTGGTACGCCGTCGACGAACGCGGCCGATTCATCTACCGCAGCGGAATGCTGCGCCGCGTCAAGGGCTGGGGCAAGGACCCCGTCGGCGCAACGCTCTGCGCGATCGAGTTCGTCGGTCCCTGCCGCTTCGCAGGCTGGGATGACGCCGGCGACCCTGTTGCCGTCGCGCATCCCGCGTCATGGGTTCTGACCGCGGCCGTCGCGAAGGATCAGACCCGGAACACGATGACGCTCTTCCCGGGCCTCTTCAACGACGCGGCGATCAGCGACTACGGCATCGACCTCGGCAAAGAGATCCTCTACGCGCACAGTGGCCGATGCCGGCTCGAAGCAGTCACGTCGAGCCCGCGTGCGCTCGAGGGCCCGCGCGCCTCGTTCACGCTGAAGAACGAGACGCAGCACTGGCTCGTCAACAACGACGGGCACGAGATGTCGAAGGTCATCGCCCGCAACGCGACAAAGTCACGCGACGGCTCATCCCGTGTGCTCGCGATCTCGAACGCGCACGAGCCTGGCGAGGATTCCGACGCCGAACGCGATTACGAAGCATGGCTCGCGATCGAACAGGGCAAGTCTCGCTCGACCGGCTTCCTCTACGACTCGCTTGAGGCGCCGCCGGAGATCGATATCCGCGATGAAGAGCAGCTGCGCATCGGCCTGTCCATCGCGCGCGGCGACAGCATCTGGCTCGATATCGACCGTCACGTCGAGGAGATCTACGACCCGCGCAACAGTGTCGCGACGTCGCGGCGCTTCTACCTGAACCAGATCGTCGCGGCTGAAGACGCCTGGATCTCCCCACATGAGTACGACGCGCTTGAGCAAGTACGCGACGTTGTCATACGGCACGAGACGATCGTGCGTGAGCTTGACGAACGGGGAAAAGAAAGGGAGCGAACCGTAATCGTCCCGGGCGAGGAAATCACGCTCGGCTTCGACGGGTCGAAGAGCGACGACCACACGGCGCTCATTGGCTGCTGCCTCTCCGACGGCTACACGTTCACCCTCGGCGTCTGGGACCCCGAAGAGCATGGCGGCGAAGCGCCGCGCGACATCATCGATGGCACAGTCCGGAACGCGCTCGAGAAGTACCAAGTCTGCGCGTTCTTCGCCGATCTCGCCGAATGGGAGTCGTACGTCGACGCGTGGGCCCAGGACTACGGGAAGAAGTTTGAGCTCAAGGCGACCGCCCGGCATGCAGTCGCATGGGATATGCGCGGGCACCGGAAGGAAGCCACGATCGAGATCGAGCGGCTGCACGACGAGATCGTCGAAAAGATGTTCCGACACGACGGCAACTCCCGCGCGAAGCAGCACTTCCACAATGCACGCCGGCGGCCGAACGAGTGGGGCATCACGGTCGGAAAAGAGCACCGCGAATCGAAGCGGAAGATCGACGCCGTTCCGGCAACGATGCTCGCGCGCATGGCTCGCCGGCTCGTGCTCGCGAATCCGAAGCGGAAGCGACCGAAGACCGGCAAGGCCGTATTCATCTAGCAGCGGAGGCGAGCGTGCTGACTGAAGACCAGGCGATCACGCAGGCCGCCACCCTGAAGGGCTTTCACCAGGGCGAGCGTGCGCAACTGGATCTGATCCGCCGCTACTGGAAGGGCCTGCAGCGGCTCCCGGCCGTGATCCCTTCGACGGCTCCGCGCGAGGTTCGCGAGATGGCTCGCATCGCGCGCGTGAACATCGGCGCCATCGTCGTCGACTCGCTCGCGCAGTCAACATTCGTCGACAACTTCCGCAGCAAGGACGCCTCCGAAGATCTGAAGGTCTGGGACATCTGGCAGGCGAACAAGCTCGATGCGCGGCAGACCGGCGTCCATCGCGCCACGTTTGCGTACGGCACTGGCTACACCGTCGTCACGCCGGGAGACCCATTCCCGGTGATTCGAGGAGTCTCACCGCGGCACATGACCGCGATGTATAGCGACGACCTCGACTGGCCGGACATCGCGCTCGAGTACCGCGGCACCCGCAAATGGCGGCTCTACGACGACACGCATTACTACGAGCTCCAACAGAACAATCGCGGCTCCGCCTTCGACTTCCTCTCGGCGACCGAGCACGGCGCCGGCGTCGTTCCCGTCATCCGCTACCTCGACGAGGACGACCTCGACATGGACGACGACGTCCGCGCCGACGCGACCACCGCTGCGCTGAACGGTCTCACCGTTCCGACGCGCGGACAGATCGGCCCGCTCATGCCGCTGCAAGATCAGATCGATCTGACCACCTTCGGCCTGCTCGTCGCGCAGTGGTACGCGGCGTTCCGGCAGCGCTACATCATCGGCTGGGTCGCCGAAGATGAAGCCCAGAAGCTGAAGGCCTCCGCATCGCAGATCTGGACGTTCGAGGACACCGCCGGCGAGCCCGACGGAGTCAAGGTCGGCGAGTTCGGCCAGACTGACCTCAGCGGCTACATCGAGAGCCGCGAGGCCGCGCTCAAGTACGCGGCGACCCTCTCGCAGACCCCCGTCCACGAACTCATCGGCGAGATTGCGAATCTCTCAGCCGAAGCGCTCGCTGCAGCCGAGGCCGGCCACGACCGCAAGGTCGACGAGCGCAAGACGCTCCTCGGCGAGTCGCACGAGCAGACGCTCAGGCTCGCGGCCAAGCTCGCCGGCGTCGGATTCGAGATCCCCGACGACGCACAGGTCGTCTGGCGCGACACCTCCGCCCGCTCGTTCGCGGCGACCGTCGACGCCCTCGGGAAGCTCGTCACGATGCTC